AGCGCAGAAATTGACAAGAGAATCATACCAGCAGCAAGACCATCAAGTTTGATGATACTTGTACCGAAATCAATTCGATCAAGCAAAGTCATTGCTCCGATAAGTTCTCCAAATCCAACAGTAAGCGCTGTCAATGCCTTGGTCAATGCAGCAGAATCTATCAAAGACAAAATCGCCAAAGATAGTGCTATAAGAGCAATAGCTTCTCCAATTTTGAGAAGTGCGTCAGCTTTGATCTGTGTCTGCATGGCTTTAAGAGTTCCAGTAAGACCTTCAAACGTCTTGCTAATTTTGTCTATCAAGCCTTGCCCGAAATCTAGATTAATCCCACCAGAAAGGAATTTCTTCAGGATCAAAGCGATTCCACCAAGAAGACCAACGTTTACAAGATCGACTGCTTGATCGAAACTTCCAGGACCAAATGCATCTGCAATGTTCTGTCCAAGCTGTGAGAACCAATTCTTTATGTAATCTCCAACCTTATCGAATACATCGAAGATTCCAGAGAATCGTTCCTTGAATCTATCCCATGCATCAGAAAGTTTATCTGGAAGACTCGTTACTTCTTCAAGTCGCTGTTGGAATCGATTTAGATCCCCTTCGGGTTTACTTTCTCCACCCGAATCAGTATTGAAGAGATCAGAAAGAGCATCTTTGAATTTACCAATAAGCTCAATTGGCTTCTCGATAAAATCTCCAATACGCTCAAAGAAACGCTTTATTCCTCCGCCCTCAACAAGTGCTTTATTTAGTCTAGTAAGAGCATCTCCAGTTGTTGCAGAGAAATTGAGAAGACCACTAGCAGCTGGTGCTAGCTTTGAAATCAATCCTCCTATTAAACCAGCAACTCCCTTGATGACCTCGAATCCAATTTCAAGAATTGAGAAGAAACCAGAGAAAGCTCGCTTGATTTTATCAGAAGTTTCTGCCCCTATTTTGAGCTTTTTGGCGAATTCTGCAAAGCTTCCAGTCATTCGAATCAAATCAGCAGCGGTCTTCTTAGGAAAGATCTCTCTGAAAGCATCTTTGATCGGCTTGAAGACAGAAGCTACACCAGAAAGAACATCCTTGAACGCTTGGATCAATGCAGTACGTCCACCAAAGTCTTTCCAAGCTTGAAGCATGGTGTTTCTAGCATCAGAAGACTTCGTGATGAAGTCACCTATAGACTTATTGACACCGGTCCACAATTCCTTAGCTTCTTCGAAATTACCTATGATGATCTTGAACGAATCAGCCCAACCGGTTCCAACAGCTTCCTTTACTGTTCCTACCAACTGGGTGAATGTCTTAACTTCGGTAGCTGCTGCTTTTGCTACTGCTGCCTGCTTGATAATAGCTTGAGCTTGTTGTTCGTTGAACCCCTTTGCCAATAGCATCTCTTCGGTCATGTCACCGGTAAATGCTGAAAGAGTTGTTGTCAGAACGTCTGCGGTAAGCCATCCGGTTTCAAGAGATGATCGAAAACTGTTTCCAGCATCTTCCCATTCAGTGAAACTTTGTGCAACTGGGACATCGGTAAGCGTACCCATAGCCTTACCAGTTTCAAACAGCGCACTCTTGAATGCTTCACCACCCATACCAGCATTCACAACCGAATTCCAGTCAATCAGTTTGACTGTTCCTGCTGCAATTGCTTGAGACAACTGATACATTGCAGTTGAAGCTTGCTCCGAGTTTGACCCAGACATTGCCGCAATGTTTGCAATACCCTTAATCGATTGAACAGCGGTATCAAGATCAACACCAGCTGCTGTGAAGGTACCGATGTTTCGAGCCATCTGACCGAAATTGTAAATCGTTTGGTCAGAATATACGTTCAGCTTTTGCAATGCTTCATTGACTTGATCAATAGTTGTACCCTTACTTGCTGTGTTAGCAAGAATGGTTTGAACTGCATTCAGCTGTGTTTCGTATTCATGAAAACCATCAATAATCGGAGCAATACTGAATGCTTTTGAAAACTGTGCCCCAGCTTCGATAGCCTTAGTTGTAATTGTGGCAAGAGCTGTGATAGCAATTGTACTCATTGCCAAAACTTTACCGCTGATACCTTCGACAGCAGTTCCAACCGGTGCTAATGAATGAGTAAAAGTATCCAAACCTTTGTTCGAGTTTGAGAAATCAAGGCTTTGCCTGAGTTTGTCAAGAGACTTGATCGTGTCCCCCAACTTCCGTTCAAACGATTCATTATCAAACTTCATAGAGACAATGCGATCATCAACACTACTCATGCAATCACCTTCTTCCATATCTCGGCAGCAATTTGATCAAATATAGGCCTCATAGCAGGATTTATGAAATCACGACCTGCTACATAACCACCAGTACCAGTTCCATGCCCATATTGAATGAATATAACAACAGGAGTTCCACTAACAGTGTTTGTATTGAACCATTCAATACCAGGTTGTCTACGATCTCTTATGATTCGATAAGACCACGATCTCGACGTAAGACCAGTTTCAACGGGGGTTGATCTAGCTAGGGCATCAACTCCCATTCGTCCATAACGGTCAAGATCTGAAAATTGATCTCTTCTTAACATTCTGTTCAGAAAATTAAGTGTTTTATCGAATTTTCCGCTACCTCCAACTGTCATAGTCATATGAACTCCTAACTATGACGCTGATTCGTATGATCCACTAACATTCAAGAAATCTGCAGTTGCCCATGTAAACGGAACAGTATTTGAAACCAAAGTCCCAGCTTCATTCATAAATATGATCGTACTAGCATCACTCATTCTACAAAATCGAGGAAAGTTTGCCCCAGCACTATTATCCCATAACCAAGCAGAAGGCATTGGCAACTGAGTAGCTCGAGCTGGAACAGGTAGACTAACACTAAGATTTCCTGCAGGAACAACACTGGTTGTACCAAATATGAATTCAAAACTGAAATGAATTAATCGACCTTGCCGCTTCCATCTGGAAATTCGTGTGCCATTTCCTACAGTAACGACACTAGCTCCGCCTTTGAAGGAAACGGCATATGAATTCCATGCGCCTAATGAATTGGTTTCAACCCAAGCAGAACCATCATACATAAGGATTGTCTTGGTATCGGTTTCGTAAATCATCAAACCAGCGAACAAAGAACCACCAGCAGGACGAGTACCACTGGTACAAACAACAATGCTGGTTCCACCAGAAGGTCCTGTAGGACCAGCAGGACCAACTACACTTCCCGCATCAAATGTAGCACCATCATGTCTTGTGCAAATTAGATGACCGCCAATAACAGCTGCAGAGACAATTGTTTCATCTTCAATTGTTTGCATACGTTCCGCTGTAAATCCGGTTACAGTTGCCATTCTTTCTCCTTACCTAATTTTCGACAGTATCAGAAATTCGATATGAATCTGGTCCTAACAAATCAACTGTTGCGTTTCGAATCTCGAATACGCCAAACTCATCGATTGTAATAAGAGTGTCATTATCGGTTACAGCTGACCAAGTCCCATCACCATTATCAATGATCTTGATTTGCGGAAGATCTGAAATATCGATAGTATCAGAAATTTCAAATGTATTTTCATCCAAATATACAGCGTTGACATTTGCAATTTGAAAGACGTCTGCCGCCAAGAATGAAATAAAACCATTGCGAACAGTAGTTGCAGTCCAAGTTCCATCGCCATTATCAATGATCTTGACCCGATACCAATTCTTGATGTATGTCATCAAATCAGCCATAGGAATCAAAGAAGCTTCGGCAAAACTGCTACCATAGAGAAACTCTTCTACTTCCTCCAAAAGCCAAGGATCAAGATCTGTTGAATTGATTATGATATGAGCTGTCGGTCTAAATCCAGGAATTTCTTCTGGAACAGCAGTAATATCCCACTCAAATTCAACAAGACTAGGATCTTCTCCAAATGAAGCATATGTTTTTTCATGAGGAATTGCAGTTACATTGTAGAGAATATGAATCTTGTACCCAGTTACAGGACCCTCAAGATCATTACCAATTTGAGTTCTATAACAAAGTCCAAACGATTTAGAAGGTTGGTCAGCTAGAAAAACACCATTTCTTGCTTCACCAAGTCCTTCAAATTCCAAAAATTCGTCAGGATATGTAACCGCTTTCATTGATGCAGAAAAATCTCCTAGAACAATAAGATCGTTGATCTTCATTCCATCATAATACACAGGAGAAGTTTCTCTATCAAATGCTTCTATAACAGAGGTTAACCCATTCCAAGCTACTGCTGAACCATCTGAAAGATACAGAACTCCTCTATCCAAACCAGATTCAAACTTTCGATCCCCAACTTTGTCCCATACTATACGAGGACCACCTCTAACATTTTCTGTAGGAATTTCTACAGGAGGAGGCTGTGGAGGAGGTGGAGGAGGCACGTTTTGACTTAACTGAACGTAAATATTGAAAGCATCACTTAGAGCATCTAATGCTTCGTCAACATCTACTTGTACATCTTCCTCAGTTACAACTAATAGTTGTTCAAAATCTTCTTCTGCAGTCATAAGCCTCCTTTCATCATCCGGAAGTTCCTAGTTGAGCTCTTCTCTGTGCATTAAGATCTCTGTATCTCATTGCAATTTCATTCCTTGGCATCTTCTTACCTTTGGAATTCTTGACATTACAAATACGAATCAAAGAAAACAATCGATTCAAATGCCAATTTTCGCATTCGAAAGGAATACTAAACGCCACCATCCAGTAATAAATCAATTCAGAAGTAATGACCTCTCCAGGACCCCGACGTTCCGGCATCATGCCGAAGGTTGTCGCAGATTGACTAGAATCAATATACTCTTGAATCTTGTCGAGATTTTCCTGCGAACAATTGTAAAGAACGTCGGGGTCCACACTTGGTGTTACCACCATAGCTTTGAGGTAACCAAAAAGTTCATCTGAGGTTTTTGCTCCTGGGGATAAGAATGGTTTTTGGTATTCTGACTCCCATTTTGACAGTGAGAGTAAAGAATGCTCTAGATCAATAACAACACCACCGAAAGTTTCGAAGGTTTGAGATTCTTCATTGAAATTTTCTTCTTCATCTATTACAATTCTGAGCATTCTTCTCTCCTTGTCAAACTACCGCAATCGAACAATCAGCATGATCAAAATGATAACTGCCAATTCAACGATGATGATCCATCCCTGTGATTCTGTGACTAGTTGAGTATTCATCAGCTGTAGTCGAAGAACCAGTCATTGTCAGTACCAGGTGTCAAGACATAACCAGCGTTGGCTCGTGCCTCAACCAACGTATCCTCAGTGATAACAACATCACCGGATGCGACTGGAGCACCACCAATGTAGTAAGTAACGCCGGTCTGACTAGGAATGGTAAGAGTGTGAGTACCATTGACATAAGTAGGAATGGTAGCCGTAAGCGTGGTAACGGTACCTTCAAACATGGTGACAATGGTATCCGGAAGTGGAAGAGCCGGATCGACACCAACATCTCCATAAAGTATTTGCTCGAGATCACCCAGAGTGCTTGCGTCAACCTTAGACGAGTCAATAACGATAAGCGATGTCGGCCTCAACCCTGTAACACCAACCGGAATAGTTGCAACTTCCCAACTAAACGAAATGGCTTCAGGACTATCATTGATTGTGTTATAAGCCTTTTCAGATGGACTTGCTGTAGCTCCATAAATCAAATGAAGCTTATATCCATACGAATCGCCTTCAATCTCATTACCAACTCTGGACCTATAAGAAAGTCCAAAGGTCTTTCGTGCTTGCTGGCCAATAGAAATACCAGGAGTTGGAACTGCTAGACCATCGAACTGGGCAAATTCATCCGGATAAGTGAACGCCTCGATCGTGGCACCAAACTCTTCTGCTGAGTAAAGGTTCAAGTACTTGATGTTGTCTGCATACTGAGAATTCGGCTCAGCTCCAGACGGCTTTTCTGTCACTGTCGTAAGACCATTCCAAGCAACACCATCAACATAAGCGCCACTTGGATCGGGAATGTAAAGAACACCATGATCAACGCCAGTCTCATAGAGCCGAGCGCCGGTCGAGTCCCATACAAGTTGAGTCATTTGGGTTTCTCCTTAAAAGAAAAGGTTGTATACATCATGATTTAGACTATCGGCTGTGAAAAATCGATCATAAGAACACAAGGGTAGTGCAGCCACTTTATCAGGAATATCACTGTCAGGATCTTTGTCTATAACAGTTACCTGATAACGTTTCTTATTTTTGTACAATTGATTATCTGCAAACACAGCAACTGCAGAGTCTCTTTGATAAACTATGCATGGATACTGCATTACAACAGATGGAGGTGGCTGAAAATATACATTATTAGACCCGAGCAAGTCCTTCAATTTCTCTTGTAAATCAAGGCGTGGGGCCATTGTAAACACTCCCAAGGCTCAAGATGAGACGAGGACTCCGGACTTCAACAGAATTTACAGTCCAAAGAGTCCCGTCCCATCTTACGTACTTGATTTTAGAGACATGATCGATGGCATATTGATCGGCAATAACACTGATTGAATTAGAAACAACAATATCTTCGTTAAGTTTTTGATTATCTTCATGATTGAAGACATTACGAATAATATCGCCTTGATATACAGCTTCAGTGATATCGTCAATCCATACTCCGGAACCAGAAGGAGTTTCTACAGAATCAGCATATCCAACTTCTCCATAGAACCGTGCCATCTTATCTCCTTATGGTTATTCAGCCGTGAAGGTCCAAGTATCATCCTCGCTGGTAGCGAAGTAGTAACCAGCAGCCGGCGTGGCAGTAATCGTCTCGGAGTCACCAGACGCAACCGTGTACGGAGAACCAGCAGCATTGACTGTGGTATTAGCGCTGTTCTTGTACACAACATTAGCCGTATCAACGATGGTCAGTTCACCAGTTCCAGCATCAAACGTGGGCGCCGAAGGAGTAACCAGAACATCAGTGCTTGGACGTGCACGAAGAACAAGAGCAGACTTCATCCTGGTAAGTGCACCAGAGCAACGAGTTTCGATCAGGTACTTCTGCTGGTTGTAGTCGATGTCGAAATCTTCGAACATGCTGACTTGACCACCAGCAGTTGAACCCATCACATAGTCAACCGGATTAACGATGACACCGACCAAAGTCGGATCCTCTTCCATCGCCTCAACGGAAACAATACTCGTCACACGTAGCTCGGAAGCAACCTCATCGAGACTCTTGTAGATACGACGACCAAGAGTATCCTTCAGAAGAAGAAACTTGGCGATGATTGTCTCGGTGGTGAAGAAGGTTGGCATACCAGTACCCTTGTAGAACTTACGGTTTGCAACAACCGCATCAACAAGTTCCTGAATCGAAGAACTGGCGTCACC